GACGTGGCTCTTGTCCTTCTTGATCAGGTGCTGGATGTATGCGTAGGCTCCGATGGCGGAGGCGTCGTCCACGGTGGACTCCTCCTCGTCGGAGGTGACCGTGTGGCCGAAGAGCTCGGCGTTGACGTCGAGATCGTCGCAGGCGGTCTCCACGTCCGCCTGGGCGCTGACGAACTCCTCGATGTCGAGCAGATCCACGTCGTCGCCGTAGATGCTCGCCGAGGCCGTGGTGACGCTCAGCTCGCACTTGACGGCCTCGCCCATGGAGATGGGCGCGCTGTAGGTGGGATGGGTGCCGGCGGGCTCGGTGGCGATCTTCCCGAAGTAGGACCGGCGCATACCGATGGGCACCTTCATGGTCTTGAGCGTGATAGGCATTTAGGGTTTCTCCTTTCAGCCGGCGCCCTGCGTCGCGAGGGTCACCTGGCGGTTATGGATGGCGGTGGACAGCATCAGAGGCTTGCCCTCGCCGGTTCTGCGCTTGTTGTACAGCCAGGCCGCGTACATCACCTGCAGATTGACGTCCGCGGCGGCCGTGGTGTCGAGCGTGATGCCCATGGCCAGCAGATCCGCGGTCGCGGTGTCCAGATCGTTCTGCAGCAGGGTCGAGATCCCTTCCGGGACGCTGGCGGCGGTGGGGAAGCCCACGTTCACGCGCAGCAGCGCGAAAGCGGCGCTCTCGGTCTGTGTGTCGGCCACGGGATCAGCTCCTTTCGGTTATGTGTCCGGATCGGACACTCAGAGGGTCTTCTTCATCGGGATCAGGCGGAGGCGGCCTTCTTGGCCTTCACGATCACGGCGCCGCCCTGGGCGACCAGATCGGCGTCGGCGGTGATCTCGCCGCGGACGGTGATCAGGCCCTCGCCGAACTTGTAGTCCTCGCTGACCTGGACGTCGTAGCCGCCCCACAGCGCCACGTCGACCGCGCTCATGTTCGCGAAGAACATGGTGGTCTTGTAGGTGGTGGTCAGGGTCACGTCGCACAGCGCGGTGACGTTGGAGCTCAGGCAGTAGCGGCAGCTCAGGCCGTTGTTGTCCTTGATGATGCCGGTGCTGGGCGCGTTGCTGTCGGGGATGATGGAGTACACAGGCAGGTACTCGTTGGTGCCGCGGACAGCCGCGAAGGCCTTGAGGTCCTTCTTGTTCAGCACCAGGACGGGGGAGCCGTCCACGCCCTCGTCTCCGCCGTAGGCGAGGATGATGTTGCTCAGCAGCTTCGCGTCGAAGAAGACGGAGCCGTCGGTGGCGCTGTTGGCAGCGATCAGGTTGAAGTCGTCGGCCAGGGAGCTGGAGGGGATCGCGGCGGCGATCAGCGCGTTCAGCTTCCGGCGCAGAGCGCGGCGGGCGGCCTCGGTGACCTTCTCCTCATAGTTGAGGGGAGACTGCTTGCGGATTTCCTTGGAGACATAGCTCACAAGGCCGAAGTTGGCCGGCGTGAAGGTCACGGCGGCGAAGGTGGGCTCGCTCTCGGTGGGGACGCTGCCTTCGGTGATGCTGTCGACGGAGCTGTCGGCGGTCAGGGCGGCGACCTTGTAGGAGCTCATGCCGGTGGCGTCCACGATGTGCGCCAGATCGCACAGGGAGGACGGGGCGGCGACGGGATCGGTGATGCCGTCGACCTCGGTCGGGCCGATGACGCCGGTGGTGCCGGTGCCGATGGCGGTCCGGATCAGGTGACGGACGTTCTCGAAGACGTGGTGGCCGGTGCGCTTGAACATCTCGGCCTGCTCGTTGGTCATGCGGTTCATGGTTCTCTTTTCTCCTCTCCGGCGAGACCGGGCCTCGCCTTCATTGTTTTCGGATTCCTCTTCGGAGGCTTTGGCGGCCTCCTCCTGGGCGTCCTCGGCTTCGTCGATCTGCGCCTTGATGGCGGCGATCTCCTCGTCGATGGCGTCCAGCTGCTGCTTGACGTCGGCCTGCTCGGCCTCGACCTCGTTCACGAGCTCCTCGACGTCGTCGAGATCCTCGCGCTTCTCGGCCTCCTCGATGGCGGCGGCCAGCTCCTCTTCGCGCTTCTGGACGGCGGCGGCGCGTTCCTCAAGGGATTTACGGGTAGCCTCCTTGTCGGTCAGGCGCTTGCGGAGCAGGATGGTTTTCAGTGCCATGATGCGATCCTCTCTTTCAGCTGTTTCTTTCTGAGCTCCAGCTGGCGCTTGAGCTCGGTTTCCCGGTCCTTCTTCCGGGCCTCGACGGACGTCTCCGCATAGGCGGGGAAGGTGACCACAGACACCTCCCAGAGGTACACGTCGTGCAGGATCCAGGTGCATGACCCGTCACGATTGTCGACGTATTCCTCGTCGAGGATATCGAAACCAAAGGAGCACTGAGAGACGTCACCCCGCTGGACGCGGGCGTAAAGGTTCATGGCGTCGCTGTCCTGCTCATTGATTTTGATTTTTCCCCACAGACCCTTCTCGTCGACGCGAAGCTCCAGCGTGCCGGCGCTGGTCCGTCCGAGGACCAGGTTGGTCATGTGGTCGCACAGTGCCCGGACGTCCAGGTCCAGGCAGTTGTTGAAGGCATCGGGCGCGACCTGTTCGGAGGCGCCGGGCCAGATCTCGTAGTCGGAATTAAAGACTGCGAAGTAGCCCTCGATCACAGGGCCCTCGTCGCCGTCGGACCGCGCACTGAACGTGGTGGGCGCGCTGCGGACCTGGCGGTCCTTGCGGTCAAGATCAGTCCTCTCCATTGTCGTTGCCTCCTTGCAGTTTCTCCTGGTTTCCGATATCGGCCAGGGGGATATAGTTTTCGAGGAGCACCAGCTCGTCCAGGCCCTTCATCGGGCTGAGACCGAGCCAGTCGCGGACCTCGTTGCCGGTCATGATGCCGCGCACATACTGCGCGTCTCCGATGTTGGCCATCTCCTGCAGATCGTAGGCGTACAGCGCCCGCGAGGAGAACCGGAAGTAGCGGTCGGGGGAGAGGAGGAGCTTCTTGGTCAGCTCCTGCTCCAGGCGCTTGGCCAGCGGCATGAGCACCGTCGAGACGAAAGTGTTGTACTCCTGCCGGATATACTGTCCGACGCCCACCAGGAAGCCCGGGACGCCGAAGATCGAGGCGACAGCCTTCTTGTCCAGCTCCACGCCGTCCTTGATCGCGAGATCTGTCAGCGACAGGTACTTCGCCTGTGTCACGTTCATCAGGTCCGCCGGGATGACCACCGGCTCTGTCGGGTCGTTCCGCTTCCAGAACTTCTCCAGGAACCGGCTCCGGAGATCCTCGTCGCTCAGATCCGAGTCAGCGTTCACGCTGATGATGATCGGAGGCTTATAATCGGAGCTCATGTATGCCTGCTTGGTGGCGTTGGTCTGCATGATCGAGTCCACCACGGCCTGCAGCTGCAGCCGAGGCCCGACGCCCTTCCAAGGGTATCTGGGATCCGGCCGGAGGATGAAGTGTAGCACCTCGTCCGGGTCAAAGGCCACGCCGTTGATGACGATCTCGTAGGGCTTGCCGTCCGGCCGCAGCTGCGTCCTGGCGGACGGCTGCGGGATCAGGTCGTCGAGACGGCCTCCCGACGTCACGGGGAGGACAAAAGCCTCGCCTTCTGTCAGCATCTGCGTCGCGATCCAGCTCACCCAGCTGCTGCGGGTCGTCAGAGACCAGGGAGAGACGTCCACCTTCTTGGCCAGCTCGTCACGCACGCGCACGTCGCCGGCGTCGGTGTTCCGCATGAGGTGGATCGTCATGGAACCGAGCATGTCGGCGATCCTCCAGACGGCCGCAGCCACTTCCGGAGCGTCCATGAGACGGTGATACCCGCTCGGACAGATAACTCCGGGCGAGTTGAGGGTGATGCCCACCACCGAGGACGTGTTTGAGGCCGGGGCGCTGCGCGTCTCATCCGGCGCGACGATAATTCCGTCGATTATAGGCATTATCAGTCCTCCTTGGGCGTCGATTCGAGCCACTGGCGGATCTTCGGGCTCTTGTCAGTGTCGATCAAGAGCCGGCAGACGGCAAAAACCGAGGCGTCGAAGACGTCGATCCGCTGGTGCTCGCTGATTTTCTGATATTTGATCGAGTCGTCGTCCATTTCCTTCGCGTGGACATGCTGGACGCAATACTCATAGGGATCCGCGTGCAGGTAATAGAGGCAGCCGACCTTGGCTTTGTGCTCGATATACCGAAAGCCCTCGCTTTTGACGACGTGCAGCTGCGGCTGATCCACGATCTTGAAGCCCGCGGCCTCCATGGCCCGGCAGTACTGCCTGGCGAACTTCCGGTCGTGGCCGATCTTACGGATCTTAAAGCCGGCGGCGCGCCATTTCTTGAACTGCTCGACCGGCTCGGTAGGGTCCATCGACGGCGTGTTCGGCATATCGAGCCAGCCGTCCTCCCGCCAGCCGAAGAGAGGGATCTGATCCTGATCAGCCTTCTCCGCGGCAGCCACCGCGGGGAACCAGGCGTGGGGAATGATCACCAGGACGTTCTCTTCGGTGCCGGCGACCTTCGCGGGGATCTCCCCGACGATGGCTGCGGCCGTCAGGTCGTGCAGCTTCGAGAGGTCCGCGCCGCCGTACCACGCGGTGATCAGCTTCCGGAGATCTTCCAGGCTCCAGTCGAAGGCCCGGTCGGAGGCGCGGAACTCGTCCACGTTGAACCAGGCGCGCAGCGAGCTGACAAAGACGTTGAGCCGGCGGGAGAGGAACTCCTTCCGGTTCTGCGGGTCGTTCTGGGCCTGCAGCGCCGCGGCCATCATGTCGTCCGGACGGACCGTCACGTTCCAGCTGGGGTTGGCCATCTGGTGTACGGTGGGGTTGAGGTAGTCGACCTCGCCCTTGTCGTCCTGCGGCGCCCTGGCGATGAAGGCGAAGATCCGGTCCGCGTCCGGCCCGGCCAGCTCGCCCCGGGCGATCCGGGAGCAGTAGTTGACGTGCTGGGCGCAGAAGCCGGTGCCGTCATCTCCGGCGGTGGTGGTCGCCAGGATCAGCTTGTTCGCGTAGGCGATCGTGGCGTCCTTCAGGCGGTTATAGGGGACGCCGTCCCGATAGAGCTCGAGCTCGTCGAGGTGGATCAGGTTGGCGTTGAAGGCATCGAAGATATCGGGCTTGTAGGCGAGGGCGTCGAAGTTGATCGTCCCGCCGCCGATCGGCCCGGAGAAGCTGTGCCCGAGGGAGCTGTCCAGGACGCGGAGCCCGTGGATGGGATCCTCGCGCACGGTCATGCCCAGACGGTGGAGGTTGTAGCTGAGGAAGCCGAAGCCCTCCATGTTCTGCTTCAGGGATCCCGCGACCGTCTTGATCTTGGATCCGGAGGCGGCGTACCACAGCCCCAACGACCAGATCAGGGCTGTGGCAAAAGGCGTCTTGCCGTTTTTCCGGGCCAGCATGAGGAGGGCCTGCTGGAAGCGCCGGATCGCCGTCCCCTGGAGATAGAAGCCGCCGATGTTGTAGATCACGAACTTCTGCCAGGGCTGAAGCAGGAAGGGCTTGTTCCGGAGAGGCCTGGCCGCGATGTCCTCGCCCTGCTGATGGACAAAGAGCGTCTCAATGGTCAGGATCAGGAACTCCGGAAGCTCTGCCGAGAAGGTCCAGCGGGGATCCAGGAGATCTCCGAGGAACCGGCGCGCCGCGGCCTGCGTATCCTCGCAGGCATATGAGCTCTCAGCTGTCGCCCTGGCGTAGGCCAGCACCTCGGGCGCGTTCTTCGCGCTGCCGAGGACCCCGAGCAGCTCGTCGCTCATGTGTCCGAACCGGACACGGCGTTCGCCGACGCCTGGACGCGGATGGCATCCAAGAGGGCGTTGACCGCGGGAGATCCGCCCATGCTGTCGACCGGTCCGCCGTCTTCGGGGACGATCGAGCTGGCCTTCAGCCTGCGGAGCGCCTTCGGCGTGAGACCGAGCGCATCACGGTGCGACAGGATGTCGCGACGCTGCTGCACGATCACCGGATAGAGATCCGAGTCGGTGCTGTCACCGGCCTCGTGCCAGCGCTTCAGCGTCCGCTGATGCTCGCGCTCCATGATGGCCAGGGTGTGGATCTCCGGGTCGAACGCCGGCTGATAGATTCCGAGGTTCATCAGCTGCTCGGTGTATTTCTGCTCCCTGGTCACGCTGCGCGCCTCCCGTCGGTGGTGATCACTGCGCGGCCCGAGCGCGCGCCCGGCCGCGGAGTCTGGATATCAGACATTAGACCTTGATGTCCGGCCCGCCGCCCGATTTTTTGGATTTTCTCCCCCGAGAATTTTCTCCGCCGTGTGTGCGCGGAGT